TTTATAACCGCTCCTCTTTTAGAATCTGTAAAATATTTATTAGCTCCCCAAGAAACAAAACTTTCCGGATTATTACTTATACCATATTTTTCTGTTCTTGCAATTTGCTGTCCTAATACTTCAGGAACTGAAGCTATAACTCCACCTCCAGTGGAATCACTTATTAAATTTTTCCCAGTTAAAACGTAAGATATTTTATCTTCTTGCAGGGTTAATATATCTGTTTTTCTAGCAAACAATACTTGTATAGGACCAAAAGAATCTTCTAATGGTTTAAAATTAAGCAAGCCTAAATTAAACTCATTAAGTTTATTTACGTTTGTCTCATCATTGTAGACACCACTGTATGTAAGGTCTGCAAATCTATTTGATTTTTTATAATCAACATTAGATGTAGAAGTTACTCGCTCTCCTATATTTAAAGTTTTACCTATAATAGAATCTAATATTTTATAACTTTCTACACCGTTACCAAATGTAAAAGAATCATAAAACCCTGTATTTATTATTGCTGATTGACTAGAAGTTTGAGTTTGAACATTTCCAGAGTGCATTCCATCAGCGCTTATAGGAAAAGATAAATGGTTTTCATACCAAACATTAGGAAGAGCGTCTGTAGGCTGTGTTTCAAAAACAACAATAGAATCTGCTCTATATATCTGTATATCAGCAGTAACGGTAGACCGTCTTTTTGCTCTTGATAATGCACCGCTACATCTTACAGTACCTGTAATTAGTAGCTCAAGCTTATTGTTTGAAGTGTCTCGGTAAAACTTGTAATAATTAGTTTTTTCCGAAGTAGATATATTTGTAGGTGAAGTGGCCGTACCAGACTCATAAACATTTAATATACTTCCGGTATCTCCTCCTACTTCTGTAACGGCGTCATCTAATGCTACTTGAGCATTGTCTCCATTCCACCAATCCTGCATATTGTCATAAGTGGTGGATGAAACAAACTCTACATTTAATTCACTAATTCTTCGTTCACATTTAGCGTTTCCTTTACCAACTCCTAATCTTTCTTGTCTTATAGATATAACAATTCTACTGCCGGCAGGAACACTATAATCTGTATACGTAGTGCTAGGGCTAACAGGGTCAAGATTCATTGGATATTGCAATATTGGAAAACTGTTTGCGCTGTTTTCAATATCAAATTTAGAACCAGGAGTTATAATGTCATTAACATCATTTACGGTAGAAAAATTATTTGGATTAATCTTCATGTAAGTTCCTGCAGGAGATGTAATGTTATCGCCCGATGCATCTTTTAAAAAGTCTGCGGTCTTGGTTTCTTTTTCTAATACAGTTGCTTCAACACATCTTAAAACAGGCCCATTGCTGTCAGATTTAACAAAAAATCTATCTCCCTCTTCTACTTTATTTGCACTTTCACCTTCTAATAAAAAATATGTTGCATTGGTTAAAGGGTCTTGATAAAAAATACTAGAATAAATAGTATCATAAGTTGTTTCAGATGGTTTTAAAACAAATTTATACCGAGTCGCCCAACTAGGAGCAAATTGTTGTGAAGGTATAATTGTTTGAATAGAGTTTTTAGTAATTGACGCAGAGCATGGTATTTGAACTGTGTTATTAGGACTAACAAGAGCTGTTGAAGAACGATTAAAACCATCCATATAAACAATACCTATCTCATATCCTCTATTACTATGTAAGCTTTTTGTAGTATCCGTTGTTCTAAAAGTAGCAGTAGCAGTAATTACCTCATAAAACTCATAAGAATTATTAACTCCATCCACATAATTCATAGATGTTAATTGAAATCCAATTGTATTGCTACCAGGGGTAGTAATTATAGATATAGGCTGTCCTGATGCTGTAATCCCACTTCCAGTTTTTGCGTAAGTTCCTAAGTTTGCTGGTAAAGCGCAATTTACTTGGTCTGTTAAAGTGACTCCGCTGCAAGCGTTAGCAACTGTTTGTATGTTAGAAGATGTTCCTATTTTTTCAATAAAATCAGTGCTAGTAGCTAAGGAATAGACATTAAAAAATTCTGTAGGAAGAACATATTCAAATATAATAGAGGTGTTTGACGTAGTACTAGAAGGAGTTGTTCCTGTAAATTTATTATGTGTTAAAGTAAAATCTAGTGTTATGCTTGAACCCGCTTCTAGCTTTAGTATTGTGCCGTTAGTATTAGATAAATCAAAATAAACAATTGAATTATTTATAGTTTCAGCAGTTGGTCCTATAGAATATGTTCCTGGACCAGTAGTGTCAATAAGGTCAGATGTAGAAATTTCTTCACTTATTAAATTTGCTGAATACTCTAATTTTAAAGGTTCTCCAAATTTATCTTTTAAATCATATCCTTCAGTATAATTACCATAAAATAATCTATTGCCCATTATTGTCTGAGCCTTTGCTAACTGAGGTACATTATCGTAAAGTCTTAAAATTTCAGAATCAGGAAGCAGTGTGAATATTTTTTTATTATCAAAAGTATATGTATAAGTTTGATTATCTGCATATCCTAAATTAGGCTTATCTAATCTTTCAATAATTTTAATTGCATTAGTTGTAGATTCTTTAAATAATAATTCTATTTCAACAACTAAAGAGCTACCTGAATTAAAAGAAATAATAGCTGCATTTTTGGTATTTTTCATACCTTCATTCAAATAACTATTATAGCTAAAATTAAAATTAGAAGGAGTAAAAACTGGCTCACTAAATTGAGATATAGCTGAGTACTGATTGTCAGCATATTTATACCTGTAAGAAAATGATATAAATCTTTCTTCTAAAAAATTGTCTTCATTGCCAGATACTGTTAAAGCCTGAATGCCTGGAGACTCAATTGGAGGTCTTTTTATTACTAATAAAGCTTCGGCTGTAAACTGGTCTAGATAATTTAAAGGAATTGAGTATGAAGAATTTACATTTATAACTCTAGGAGGATTATAATTATCTGTAAAAAATAATAAATTATCTACTAAGTTAACTCCTGTTATTAAATTAAAGGGACTAAAATTTAATGTAGTATTTAAATTATTTCCATCGTTAATACTAACAACATGATATATTGTAGAATTTGTTGTAGTATTATAGGATATAATTAAATCTATTTTGCTAGTATTTCCAACAGTAAATGCAGGGTCATGTACAAACCAATAGATTGTTTCGTTCGCTCCATCTTCAAAAGCTCCGATGCATCTAGCATTATTACTTAAGGCAATATCTTCAAACATTAAAGTAGTAAGAAGAGTGTTTCCTTTTGAATTTTCAACTGAGCCATATTCAGAAGCTTCAGTTGAGCCTAACCTAACATTTAACGCATCAATATATTCGCCTTGAGGCACAAGCCTTTCGTCAAGGCTTTTATTCATACGTCCTCTTGTAAAATTTCTTTGAATATTTGCCATATTATTTAATCCACTTATTCGCTCCTCTTAAATTCATTAATAATTTTCCAGGATGAATATTGCTTAATCTAATTTTTGCATTTCTAAGTAGAGCAGTTTTTCTTTTTCTAGCTCTACTAATAATATACTCTTGAACATTAAATTTACTATTTAAAATAGCGTACTCAATATGAGCATAAACATAATCTTCAAATAGTTTATTAACGGAAACTTGAGAGTCGTCTCCACCTTCCATTCCATCAGATATATATTCTAAAACACAATTTTCATTTAACATTGTAGAATCAAAATTTATTACACCGGCTTTTTTATCAATCCTAAAAGTTGGATTAACATTAGCTGTTTCAGTATTTAAACCATAACGAGCTCCAATAGAATAATCTGAATAAAAATCAGATGCATTATCATCTTCAACTTGGTCTATGTCATTATTTTGATTTAAATATATACTATTTTGTTGACCATTTTTTCTTTCAGTATCCAATGTAGATTCATCAGTTATAACCGTTCCATCGGCATTAAATGTTAACGTACCTCCAGCACCTTGTAAATAAGATTGAGCAGAGTTTACTTGAATGTTTTCATTCAAAGGTCTAAGCCACCCGTCTTTATATAGAGATATTCTTACCCAATTTATATAATCGCTAGGTAAAACAAAAGTTAAATTATCGTATACTGTAAGCTCAAGAGCCTTTATTTCCATAAAAGCATCATAGTTTAATTCTTGAATTCCACGTTTTGCATGAAACAATATTTTATACCTTTCTTCGTTATTAACTAAAGAATGATTTCCAGAATACATTAACTGAAAATTATTTACTATATCTTCCAAGCTTACATATTGATAAGACCCCCAGTTTTTATTAGCAGGCGCAGTTCCAGAATTTTCGTAGTATTGATATTGAGATAAATATGCCATGTTATTGTTCTTGGTTTTCTGTTTGTTCTATAGTTTGACCAAATTGTACAGTTGCCATTTCTCTTATAGACATTCCAGAATATTGTAATATTCTAGCTACTAAATTATTTACATCATCAGCAGGTAACTCAAAATCTTGATAGTCTGATTGTGATTGGTCAAACACCGGTTCTCCTCCTATTAAGGAAATATAAGTCCATTTAGGGTCTAAAGGATATCTTATATATTGTGACACTACCCTTCCTATTGTATTTATTGAATCAGGGTGTAAAGTTAAAATACTTCCTTCTTGAGTATATGCTGGATAAGTAGAATTAGGAGCTGTAAGCATAGATTTATTTAACATAGTAATTTTACTGTGATTTACCTGTTCTGCTTCGTTTTTTAAATTTACTTTTTTATAAATAGCATAAGATAAATTTGCAGCAGTTAAAGAAGCTACATTCATAACTAAAGTAGTTTGATTAGTAACTGAAACAACTTTTAAATTAGTAATCACTGAATTAGATATAACTACAGAAACAATGTCTCCAGAAACTATACCATCAGTTTGAAATGTAGCAGTATCATCTATAAGATTAAGATTACCTCCTCCAATAGCTGTTGTAGTTCCTGATGAAGTAACTAAACTATATATTAATATTTTATTTAAAAGATAATAATCTGAGCCTGTAGTAGCAGGAGTAGGAACTATATATTCATTTAATAAGTTTTGAGATAAACTAGCGGTAATAGAAAAAGTATCAATAACCTCTTCATATCCCTTTAATATATCTGCATATCCTGTGCCTGATACTCTACCATTTTCTTTATTAATTTGACTATTGTATCCTATAAAATATTCATCAAAAATATCTAGCTGTGCTTGTTTTGCAAACAGATTAAAGTCTGATGGAGATATGTAACCGTAATTATTCTTGTTAAGGATAGCAAGAACTGTATTTCTAACAGCGTTTATCATCGCTTTCTTTTTTACAAAGATAAACAAAAAAAAAAGAGGTCAATTATTCTTGACCCCTTCTAATCTTCTACACTATTTGATTTGATATTTACTCTTCTAATAGTTTTTCAAGCATTTTTAACGCTTCTATTCCATCATCACTTTGTAAATATGAAGACACAATATACATAGGGTCTTCACCAAACGGAACTGTTAACATTTTCTTTTTGTTAATTGAAGTATTATACCATACTTCTTTTTGTTTATTTCTAAAATTTAATAATCCTTTGTCAAAAAACAACTGAACATTAGATTGTAATTTAAGCAGAGGGTCGTTAATTACCTTTAAAAAATCAGCAGGCTCTTGTCTTACAGAGACTAATATATCTCTTCGTAATTCAGCTGTGGTCATTGACTCAGTATTTTTTCCTAATAAAACTCTATAAATTGTTTCTACTTGGTCTACTGAAAGTTTTCTAGCTTCAATAAGCGCATCCGCCTCTAAATTTAATTGCTCTATTTCTAAAGCTGCATCTTTTTCTTCATTAACTTCTTCAAATTTTAAACCATTTAATGGATGATAATAAAGAAATTCTTGTAGATTTGGATTATTCTTTGGAACTCTTAAAAATCCATCCTGAAAATCAACAGGCTTTCTTATAACATTACCATCTTGCTCGTCTTCAAATGGTGATTTTTGATTAGAGGAATATCTTAGAACTCGGTTTATACCTTTTTCTTCATCAAACCATAATAATGGTTGTCTTTTATTTCCGCTTGAAGGAAGTAAAAATGATATTGGAGCATCGCCCCTAGTAAGTTTGTAGACCTTGTCTACTAATGTTTTATTTTTTTTCATTATATAAGATTTAATTAAATTAAAAAAAAAGGGAGGCGGTTAAACCTCCCTTAATATAAATACTACTCTTGGAATAAGAAGAAGTTGTTTGCACCTAAAGTACATACAGCTCTCTCAGACAAGAAATGAACTTCCATAGCATCTAAGCTTGAAGTTTGTGCGCCGCCTGCAGAACCTGTAATCCAAGTTTTGTAACGTCTGTCTTCAGTTTCAGAAGCTCTGTATCGTACATGAAGGAAAGGACGTTTTGCGTTTTTCCCTAAAATCTGGTCATATACTGTAGTAGAACCAGCAGGTACTAATAGTCCGTTAACACGGCCAGAATTAGCTCCAGCAGGTAAACCACCACGCATAGTTGGGTCATTTAAGTATTTCCAGTCAGACTTATAAAAGTCATAACCTCTTCGGAATCCAGTAAATCCAAGGTTCAATGCCATGTCTTTGTCATTGTCAAATAAACCATAAGATGTACCACCAGCTCCATAAGAGTTTTGTGCAGCTAACATATCGTCAATGTCAAATCCAAAGTCTCTATCTACAAAAATTACATTTTCTTCAATAGAACCTTGCTTATCTAAACGAGATATAATTGCATCAAAATCTGCAAGTGCATTAGGATTTCCACCGCCCCATACATTTCCTCTGTTATTAACCACATAGAAGATACCTTCAGAACCTTTGTTTCCTACGTCTCCTCCAGCTGCAATTGCTCCTGACGCAGCTTCTGCTGGTACAGCTTCAATCATTGCTGTTTCTAAATAATCATCAAAACGTAGTCTTGTTTCATGCTCAGACTTTAAATACCATAGGTATCCACTAGCTCCATTTTCAGTTTGAATTTCTATCCATCCAATTTGTGCCATATCTGAACCACTAACTGCATACTTATCTTTGATAATAATTGGTGAGTTAGAGAAGATAACATCATCAGCCTCTAAAGAGCCAACCATTCCATTTGTTCCTTTTTTAAATTCAGAACCGTAAATAAATACAGTAAACTTATTAGCTGCTGCTGCATTTTGAAAACCTGCGGCTTCGTAAAAAGCTACATCAAAAGTACTGTTTGCTGTAGAAACAGCTGTAACAATTGCTTTATTATTAGCTCCTCCTGCATTCGCAGTTATCATTAATGTTTGACCTACTCTAATAGCAATACTTCCAGTACCTGGTATTAGCGCATCATTAACTGCAAATTGAGCTACATTAACTGCTGCTCCTGCAACTGCTGTTGTACAGTCTACATATTTAGTGTGTAACCTTCCTTGTTCCGCCCATTTAATAAGGTCAGAGTTTGAAGGCATCTCAGCTCCTACCATACGTAGAAACGATGCAACGGTACGATTACCG